ATCCCTATCTCGGACAACGGGTGGTCGCGCTCACCGATGCGAGCCTGCGCGAAACCACCAGCGAAGGCGGCATGGCGCGCTTCACGCTCACTTTCGTCGAGACCGACGACAACCTCGAGCCGGACAGCAAGACCGACACGGCGCAGAAGCTCACCGCGGCCGCGGATACGGCCATTACCGCGATCGAGAATGACTTCGCCGGGGTTTTCTCGGTGACGAATCAGATCCAGTCGGTCGTCGACGACGCCACCCAGGCGGTGACCGACACGCTGAGCGGGCTTACGAACCTGGTGGGCGACGTCACCGGCCCGATCGCCGCCGCCATCCGCACGCCGGCCAACATGGCCGCGCAGCTGGTCGGCGCGGTCGGCAAGGTCTCCGCGCTCGTCGCGCAGCCGGCGGACGCGCTGCGCCTCTACAGCACGCTCTTCGGCGCCGGTGCCAGCGCGAAGCCGGTGCCGCTCACCACGCCGTCGCGCATTCAGCAAGCGCGCAACCAGGAAGCCATCCAGCGCCTGACGCAGCGTTCCGCGATCGTCTCGGCCAGCCAGTACATGGCGAGCGCCAGCTTCGCCTCAAGCGACGAGGCGCTCGCCATGCTCACGAGCCTGGGCGATGCCGTCGATGCGCAGCTCGAGGCGGTGAGCGTCGTCGACGGCCGGCCGATCGCCGACGACACCTATACCGCGCTCACGGATCTGCGCGCCGCCCTGACACGCGACCTGCGCACCCGCGCGGCCGCGCTCCCGCGCCTGGTGCGCTATACGCCGCCGGTGACGCTGCCCGCGCTCGTGATCAGCTACCAGCTCTACGGCGATGCAACGCGCGCCGACGAGATCGTGGCGCGCAACAAGATCCGCCATCCGCTGTTCGTGCCGGGCGGCGTGGCTCTGGAGGTATTAGCCGATGCGTGATCTGGCCCTATGGAAAGAGCGCAATGAAGCCGCGCTGAACGCCGCGGCTAATTCGGCTTCCCGGCTTCCGGCCGAGCGGCTGGTGGCAGTTCGTCGCGAGATCGATCGACTATTGGAAACGGGAGCTTCATTCGATACAGCCAGATCAGTATTAGTGCCGCTCGTTTCCGGTCTTGAGACAAACCGGCAGGTATCTCGATCATGAAATCGCCCGTGATCTCGCCCAAGCCGGCGACCATCAGGGCCTGCTGGTGTCGCTCCAGGAGAACCCGCCACGCGCCCGGAGAAATATCGCTCCAGGCGTTCGGGTTCTCGCCGTATGCCCACGATTCGATGGCGGCATCTGCCTCCGGCTCGAACGCCGCCGCATACGGAAGGCAGCGGATGTCGGTGAAGCGCGCCCGGAACATGTCGTTCAGCGGCCATAGGAGCTTGAGCACCTCTGTTGCTCCAAGACGTTCTCCCTTCGGCTCCATTTTCTTGTCCTCGGTGGGTTGCCTGACAACTCCAACTGTAGGGGATGCGGAGCACTACCGCCACGACCGCTCCCGGCATCCTGCCTCCCGCGGCACTAGCGCATCCATGCGCGTCGGAGGGCCGAATGGCTAAGGTCGAGCTCTACGTCAACGGCATGATCTATGGCGGCTGGAAGCGCGCCAGCATCCAGCGCGGCATCGAGCAGATCGCTGGCCAGTTCGAGCTTGCCGTCTCCGAGCGCTGGCCGGGGCAGCCCACCAAGCGACCGATCCATGCCGGCGATGCCTGCGAGGTGCGCGCCGAGGGCGAGCCGGTGATCACCGGCTACGTCGACGATGTCGGCATGAGCTATGACGCCACGACCCACGAGATATCCTTCCGTGGGCGTGATGCGACCGGGCTGCTCGTGGACTGCTCAGCGCCGACGAAGCAATGGATCGCCGGCATGACGCTCGAGCAAATCGCCACGGAGGTTTGCAAGCCGTATGGCGTCGGCGTCACCGTCAAGGCCGATGTCGGAAACCGCTTCGCACCCAGGAGGAATAACGAGGGCGAATCGGTTTTCGAGATGTTGACTGATCTCGCCAAGCAACGCGGCGTCCTGCTGGTGAGTGACGGACTCGGCAACCTGGTCATCACGCGTGCTGGCACGACGAAAGTCTCGACGTCGCTCGTGAGCGGCCAGAACATTCTGCGCGCGGATCTCCAAAGCAGCATGCGGGAGTGGTATCACGACTACGTGGTGAAGGCGCAACCGGCCGGCGATGGCACCTTCGAAGACCCGAAGGCGACGGCTACCGATACCAGCAACCCGCGCGTTGAGCGCAACCTGCTGATCGTCACTTCCGAGTTCGACAGTCTGGCGATGCTCGACCGCCGCGCCGATTGGGAGATGCGCACCCGCGCCGCGCAAGCCAGCCGGGTGACCGTGACCGTGCAGGGCTGGGCCCATGCCGATGGCATCTGGCAGCCGAATACGCTCGTGCGCCTGACGGATGAGATTCTCGGCATCGATCGGGATCTCCTGATTGCCGGCGTCACCCTCACGCTCGACGACCAGGGCACGCGCACGGATCTCGATCTCGCCATCCCTGAGGCGTTCGATCTGGTTGCCATTCCGAAGGATGGGATATGGTCAACGCTCTAGCCAAATATCTCGGCCCGCTCCGTCGCGCGGTGTCGCTCATGATCGGGCGTGGCATCGTGAAGCTCGTAAACGACGCCGGCGGATTCCAGGAGCTGCAGATTGCGCTGCTCGCCGATGAGGTGAGCGACAAGATTCCGCGCGTCCAGAACTATGGCTTTACCTCCAACCCGCAACCCGGCGCACAGGCCGTGATCGCCTGTCTCGGCGGCAACCGCAATAAGGCGATCGCCATCGCCGTGGACGATCCGCGCTACCGGCCGACCGGACTGCAACCGGGCGAGGCCGAGATGTACACCGACGAGGGCGACTACATCAAGTTCGCGCGCGGCCGCATCATCCAGGTGGTGGCGGGCACCAAGGTGTCAGTCACGGCGCCGGAGGTCGATCTGATCGCCTCGACGAAGGTCTCATTGCAGACACCCCTGGTCGAATGCACGCAGAACCTCAAGGTGGATGGCAACGTCACCGTGCTAGGCACGGCGGCCGTCACCGGCATGGCCACCGTCGGCGGCCTGGCCTCGACCGGCACGGCTGGCGCGTCCTCGATCGCCGGCAATCTCAACATCACCGGCGGCAATGTCACCGCCGACGGCATCGGCCTCAAGACGCACGTGCATGGCGGCGTGATGACCGGCGCCGGCGTCACGGGAGTGGCACAATGATCACGATCGCATTTCACTGGTGGTACATGCCAATCGGCTTGTTCTTGGCTGCGCTCCTGATGATGTGGCGGGCCGGGAACGAAGGCGGTATCGCCGGCGGTATCGGGCACATGATGGCCGCTTTGGCGTTCCTCGGCGCCGCGCTGTTTTCTCTGATCACAGGGCTCATCAAATGACCGACGCCGCCCTGGTCTACGACCCGGACACTATGACCTTCGACCTCGCGATCGCGGGCTACGACCTCGCGGCCGACGACGGCCTTGAGACGGCGGTCATGGTCTCGCTCTTCAGCGATCGGCGCGCCGACGATAACGACACGCTGCCCGGCGGCACCGATCGCCGTGGCTGGTGGGGCGACAGCTATCCGGACGTCGACGGTGACAAGATCGGCTCGCGCCTGTGGCTGCTGGCGCGCTCGAAACAGACGCAGGATGTCCTCAACGCCGCGCAGGACTATGCGCAGGAGTGTCTCGCCTGGCTCGTCGAGGACGGCATCGCCCGCTCGGTGAAGGCCACGGCCGAGATCCTGCGCACCGGCGTGCTCGCGCTCACCATCGAGATCGCGCGTGCCACCCAGCCCGTCGCCACATACCGCTTCGAAACCTTCTGGAAGGGAAATTGAAAGGGGAATTAGATGCCCTTTAACCGGCCGACACTCACCCAGCTTCTCGACCGCGCCGCGGCCGATATCGAGTCGCGCCTGCCCGGCACCGACGCCCGCCTGCGACGCGCGATCCTCAACGTCATCGCCCGCGTGCAGGCCGGTTCGATCAACGGCCTCTACGGTCGCCTCGACTACCTGGCCGATCAGCTCATGGTCGACACCTGCGAGGCGGAATATCTCGACCGCTGGGCGTCGATCTGGAAAGTGACGCGCAAGGCCGCGGTCCAGGCCAAGGGCACCGCGACGATCACCGGCACCGCGGGCGTCGCCATCCCGGCCGGCAGCACGCTGCAGCGCAGCGACGGCGCACAGTTCACCACCGATGCGCTGGCTACGATCGGCGTCGGCGGCAGCGTGAGTACGGCCATCACGGCCGTCACCGGTGGCACGGCCGGCAATACGGCCGCCAACACGCAGCTCGCCTTCGCCTCGCCGATCGCCGGCGCGAACAACGCCGCCACTGTCGATGCCGCCGGACTCACCGGTGGCACCGACACCGAGACGGATGCGGAGCTGCGCACGCGCCTGCTCGACCGCATCCAGCAGCCGCCGCAGGGCGGTGCGAGCGGTGACTACGTGCAATGGGCGCTGGCCGTCGCCGGCGTGACGCGCGCCTGGGACTACCCGGCCGAGCTCGGCCCGGGCACCGTCAGCGTGCGCTTCATGACCGACGATCTCACGGTCGACGGCATCCCGGCGGCCGGCTCTGTGACGGCTGTGCAGAGCGCCATCGATGCTGTGCGGCCGGTGACGGCGAACGTCACGGTCGTGGCGCCGGTGGCCGCGCCGCTCAACCTGACCATCACCGGTCTTACGCCGAACAATGCGACCGTGCAGGCCGCGGTGCAGGCCTCGGTCGCCGACCTGCTGCGGCAGGAGGCGACGCCGGGCGGAACGATCCTGCTGTCGCACCTGCGCGAGGCCATCGCGCTTGCCGCCGGCGTCACCGACTACACGCTCACGTCGCCGGCGGCCGATGTCGCGCACACCACCGGCCAGATCGCGACGATGGGGACCATCACATGGGCGTGATCGTTGACGGGGGGGCAACCCGGTGATCGCACAAGCCTACCGCGAAGCGTTGCAGGCACTGCTGCCGCCCGGCGCCGCCTGGACGCGCGAGGCGGATGCCGTGCTCACCGCGCTTCTCGATGCGCTCGCCCAGGAGCTCGCGCGCGTTGACGTGCGCGCCGATGGCCTGCTCGACGAGGCCGACCCGCGCACCACCGCCGAGCTGCTCGCCGACTGGGAGCGCATGGCAGGGTTGCCGGATTCGTGCGTGACGACGACACAAACCGTCTCCGAGCGCCGCGACGCGCTTGTCGCGCGACTCACCAGTCTCGGCGGCCAGTCGCGGCAGTATTTCATCGATCTCGCTGCATCGCTCGGCTATACGATCACCATCATCGAGCTCGGTCCATTCAAGGCCGGTCACAACTCCGCCGGCGATGCCGTAATGAACGATCCGTGGCAATTCGTCTGGCGGGTCAATGCACCGACCACCACCGTGCGCGACTTCAAAGCCGGTTCCGGCGCCGCGGGCGAGTCGCTGCGCTCATGGGGCAACCTCATGCTCGAGTGCGCGATCGCCAAGCTCAAGCCGGCCCACACCTACGTCCAGTTTTCCTACGCCTAAGGAGCCATCATGCACAGAATCGACACCTCTACCGCTGCCGGCGCGCTGCCGGCTCCGGACGCCGCCGGCGCTCCGGGCTTCTTCACCAAAGGAGACCCGGCAACGGCCGTCCCGGCCACGACTGTCAGCGCCGATTTCTTGAACGCGGTACAGGAGGAACTGGCCGGCCTCTTCCTGGCCGGCGGTTTCACGGTCAACGACCTGAGCAAGACCAACAATGCACAGATTCTGAGTGCGTTGAAGCGTCTGTTCGCCGCTCACGTCAAAACCATTGCCGCCAACTACGTCTTAACTCTTGACGACACTGGACTGGTTCTGGTGGACGCCACCGCCGGCAATGTCACCGTGACACTGCCGTCGGCGGTGGCGCTTGGCGGTCTGCCGATCCGATATCAGTTCGTGCGGTTGGATACCAGCGCCAATTCAGTGACGATCAACCGCGCCGGAACTGACACCATCGAAGGCGCAGCCAGCAAGACGCTCAACCCGTACGGGCGGATCATTCTAGTCGGCGATGGAGCAAGTGTGTGGCAGCGCGCGGCAGTGGAGATCGCCACCAACGCCGAGGTTCAGGCCGGCACGCAAACACAGAAGCTCGTGACTCCGGCCGGCCTCCTGTCGGCCTTCCCATCCAGCAATACTACAAACGGCTACGCGAAGTTGAACAACGGCGTTATTGTCCAATGGGGCTATGCGGTCTCATCTGGAACCGCGAGCCCGAACTTCGCCGTCACGTTCCCAATCGCATTCCCAAATCAAATGACATCTATCGCTGGCATGCCCAACGGGTTTAACGGCGTTCTTAGCTATGTCTCCAAAACCACCACCACCTTTAGTGGTGGCCTTTATATCGCATCGTCCGGCGCGTTCGTCAGCGGTAACGGCGCCTTCTGGATTGCCATTGGATATTAATAGGTGAGCACAATGAAATTCAGCAAGCAGACAGGTTCTTTCTACCCGAATGACATCGCCTATCCGGTGCTGCCGCCGGATCTTGTCGACGTTACGCCGGACGAGTTTGCCGCGGCCATAAACCGCGCGCCTGGCGACACACTGGATGTGGTGAACGGTGTACTTGTGATCGTTCCGGCGCCGACCCCGACGGCGGCTGAATTGCTGGCGCAGGCTCAGGCGGCCCAGAAGGCTGATCTGGAAGCCAGTTACGGTAGCGCCATCAGCCAGAACGTCAGCTATCTGGGTACCATGTTCCAGGCCGACCCCGCGTCGCAGGACACACTCAACAAGGTGCTCACTGCGCTCACGCCGTCCGGCTCCACACCGACTGGTTTCTATTGGGTGGACGCATTCAACAATCTGGTACCGATGACGCTGTCGCAGTTGCAAGGGCTTGCCGCCGCGATGATGGCTCAGGGCTGGACCGCTTTTCAACACCTGCAGACTCTCAAGGCGCAGGTGGCCGCGGCGACCACAGTGGCAGCGGTGCAGGCTATTGTCTGGTAGAGAAATGAAGAAGGGCGACCGAGCCGTGTTAAAGCACGGCCCGGCCCCCGAACCACAGTGCCGAAACACTGTGAGCCAGGCTAGGCCCTCCTGCCACGTACGCGGCGGGCGGAGCCTAGCACAAACAACAAGAAGAATAGAGGCTCACGATGGCGATACCTATTATTCCGTGGCTCGGCGGGAAGCGCCGTCTGGCGAAGCCGATCCTCGAGAGGTTCCCGGCGCATACCTGCTATGTCGAGGCCTTCTGCGGGGCAGCGGCGATCTTCTTCGCCAAGGAGCCGTCCGAGGTCGAGGTGCTGAACGATATTAACGGCGAGCTGGTGAATCTCTACCGGGTCGTGCAGCATCATTTGGAGGAGTTCGTGCGGCAGTTTAAATGGGCACTCAGCTCGCGCCAGGTATTCGAGTGGGAGCAAGCGAAGGTTCCGGACACGCTCACCGACATCCAGCGCGCCGCCCGGTTCTACTACCTCCAGAAGCACTCATTCGGCGCACGGGTGGATGGCCAGAGCTATGGCACGGCCACTACCTCCGGACCCCGTCTCAATCTGCTGCGCCTCGAGGAGGATCTGAGCCAGGCCCATCTGCGGCTGCACGGTGCCAACGTCGAGAACCTGCCCTGGCAGGAAGTAGTCTCCCGGTATGACAGGCCGCACACTCTGTTCTACCTCGACCCGCCGTACTGGCAGACCGAGGGGTACGGGGTGGACTTCGGCTTCGAGCAGTACGAGCGCATGGCCGAGCTCGCCCGGACCATCCAGGGTTCGATGCTCATCAGCATCAACGACCATCCTGACATCCGACGGATCTTTGCCGGCCTCGGGCTGGAGGAATTGGGCATCACTTATACCGTCGGCGGTGGCGCCGGCAGCGAGGCCCGAGAGCTGCTGATCTGGAACGACCGGTGCGAGGAACGGCGCCGGGAGACCGGTACCCTCCGATTGTTTTAATCAGGAATAAACCGGGGAACAAACTGGGTCAAAACCGCAGAATTACTACTCCGCAAACCATGTGTCCGAACGTCGCAAACCATGTGTCGCGTTACAACAGGGCCCGACGCAGACCGGCACGGCATTTCAGTACGCCTTTCCGAACCGGCGTCGGCCAGGCGGGGAGTTGGCGCGCCCTAGAGGATTCGAACCTCTGACCTTTGGAATCGGAATCCAACGCTCTATCCAGCTGAGCTAAGGGCGCGTGCGCGCAAGGATACCCGCGGTGGCCGGG